GTTTTACCATCAACGGGAAAGAAAATTAAATACAGACCATTCCTTGTAAAGGAAGAAAAAATATTAATTCTTGCACTAGAGAGTGAAGATCAAAAACAAATTACAGATGCGATCAAATCTACTTTAAAATCTTGTATTCAAACAAGAGGAGTCAAGGTAGAAGATCTCCCAACGTTTGATATTGAATATATCTTTTTAAATATACGTGGTAAATCTGTAGGTGAATCATTAGATGTTATGGTAACTTGTCCTGATGATGGTAAAACACAAGTGGAACATAAAATTTATATTGATGAAATTAAAGTTGAAAAAGATAAAAAACATAACCGTGACATTAAATTAGATAATACTTTAACTTTAAGAATGAAGTATCCATCATTAACTCAGTTTGTTGAAAATAATTTCAATCCCTCTGCTGATGATAATCTTGAGAGTTCTATGAACGTAATTGCATCATGTATTGATGTTGTTTTTAATGAAGACGAATCATGGGCCGCAGCTGACTGCACAAAAAAAGAGTTAAACGATTGGTTAGAAACTTTAAATACAAATCAGTTTAAAGAAATTGAAACTTTCTTTGACACGATGCCAAAATTAACTCATATAATTAAAGTTACTAATCCAAATACAAAAGTTGAAAGTGAAGTTGTAATGGAGGGTCTGACAAGTTTTTTCGGATAAGTATGTCTCATATTGATCTTGAGTCATACTTTAAACTTAATTTTTCTTTGATGCAACACCATAAATACTCTTTGACTGAAATTGAAAACATGATGCCTTGGGAAAGAGATATCTATGTTTCACTCTTAAATCAGTATATTGAAGAGGAAAATTTAAAAGCACAACAAGCAAGCATGTAAATGATTACACCGAATATTGCACCTAGAAGAATAATGGGATCTACAGCCGCAGGATTATTTTCTGCTGCGAAGAGTAGTGTTCGGGCGATGGAAAGAACAACAAATGCAATTGTTAAATCACCAGACATAACCAAAGATGAGAAGTTAGGAATAAATTACATTCAATTTTTTGGATCGAAAAAGAATGCAAAGATATTAAAGAAGAGTTTAAAAACAATAAGAGATTCCTTAGTAGCAACATTTTCAATTGCAAAACTGCTAAAATCTGAAATTACTAAAATATCAAAACTTTTTGGATCTGGAAGAAGAAGTATGTTTGGGTCTTTAGTTGGACTTGGTATTCGTGGAGTAGGATTTGGAATTAAAACTTTACTATCTTTAGCAAAACTTCTGACAAATCCACTTGTCCTTAAGGTCTTAGGTATTGCTGCAGCAGTTGGTGGTACTTTTACTTTAGGTAAGTTTTTACTTGATAATCGAGATAGTATTAAAAACTTTATATTCAGTCGTGCAGAAGGTATATATGATGATATACAAAGACTTGTTCAAACTATTGTTGAAAGAATTGTAGGAAAAACATTTAAGACTGATGTTTTAACTAATGTTGAATTTGAGAGTCAGAAACAATTAGATGAGGAATTTAAAAGACTAATAGAAAAAGAGGATATGAAACCTCAAGATGCAAAAATTCAAGCTACTCTAAATGAAATTCAAAGATTAGGATTAGAAAGAGATAAATTAAATACTGCTATTGACGAAGGGACTTTTGTTGATGGCATGACCACTAAAGAAATGAGTGATAGACAAAAAGCAATTGAAACTAGAATGTCTGATTTAAGAACAGGAGATAACACTTTAGATAAACTACAAAGAGGATTTAAATTATTTGGAATAGCAGGCCCTCAAATACCAGGATCTAGTTTTATTAAAAATCCTGCAAAACTATTTTTAAGAAAACAAATAAGACAAGCAACTGATGTTGATGGCACGTATTTGCCTGAAGCTTCAGGATACAACGAAAAAAGTTCTGCAGAAAAATTAAAGTTATTAAAAGCATTAAGAAATAAATTTATAACCACATCTGATCCTGAAGAGATTAAAACCATTTATACTCAAGATTTAATAAGGGGTGACTTAGAACCTCATGAGATACCACAAGCCTTAGATATGATTGAATTTGCCAATCAGTTGGATGCGGTGGAAGGAGATCCTGATAAACTAGATGTAAATAAATTTTCCTTTAGTGATGAAAATACTA